AAAATCTGTGACAATTGCCCATAAAGTCCAATTGATGCCGCATCACTAGCACTTACTTCCAATGCTGAATTGTTGCCGTATTTAAGCGTGATGTTGTTTCGGACATCGCCTGTTCGAGACTGGATACTTAATCCCGATGCCAAAGCATGGTTGGCCGTGAGTTCAACATAACCGTTAGCGGCAAGATAATTTGTGCGGTGTGTGCTGTCGGCATAGCCAATCTGGCCATTTGCATCCTCGTAAATGTAGCCCAATCCCGATGTGGCTAAAGCTGCAACCAATGAATAAACATCGATTCGGCTGCTTGATCTAGCTGCCAGCTCATAATTGCCCGGTTGATCAATTTCGCCCAATCCTGTGTTTTGTGCATCTTGCCATTGCTCGGTTGGATCATAGGTTGCCCATGTTAAAGCTGCCGGAACCTGTTGCCATTGGTTAAATAAAACCTGACTTAAGATTGTGTAAATTTGATCACCATCAAAATCTTGGTTTAAAACACCATTGGTCAAAGCCTTTGGCAATCTAGCCAACGCACCTAAAGCAATAATGCTAATTCTTTGTGCGTAATCAACCGATCCAACCTCAGCCACGGCAATGCCAACATCGACAACCGAGCCGCCAAAAATTGGCACAAATGTAGCTGTGGAATCCTGTAGTTCAATTGTCAGTGAATTGTTGATTGCAATTGTCACATTTGATTGGTCAAGGTTAATTAGCTCAAGGTTTGCGTATCCGGCTTGCGCTTGCTCATAGATGTTTGTTCGGCCGCTAGTAATTGTAAGATTTGCCAAAATGGCGGTTTGGTATTGCACGCCGCCAATGGTCACGCGCCAAACTGGATTAAAGATTGTCATGCTATTTGTAGATTTCCGCCGCCACCTGTGCCGCGATAAAATGAGTCATTTAATGTGTTCACAATTGTGCGTGCTGTGCCTTCTGAATCAATTGCACCATTGACTGTGAGATTAATTGTGGACATAGATGCGGCTTCACCTGCTCTAAATGAGCCTGCATTAAATGAACCTATGGCAATGTTTGAAGTAGCTGCCGCGGCTGTTGTTGCCATTGTTGATGCGGTTGCAACACCTCCGCCACCACTGGTAGAGCCGCCGCCGCCTGTTGTTATTTTTGGAACAATTGGTGTTTTCAATGTGCCTGCAAATGATTGCCCACCAGGCGTTGTGCCGCTAAAACCGGCATTGTTTTGCACATTGCCGCCGCCACTATCTTTGTTTGCCAAAGCGTTTGCACCGGCTAACACGGCAGCACCGACTGCCACGGCAGCAACACCCAAAAGCGGATTTAACGCGAATGCTTGCGCAACACCTGCAACAATTGCTGACACTTTTAGAGCGTTATAAACTGCAATAACACCTTTGATCAGTGCAATTGTGCCTGCTATTGCAGCCGAAATTTTGGAAGTCACAAACAATGCTGCAAGGACTGCACCTACAACAATCAATTCTTTTTTCAAACCTACAATTGTTGTGAGTGTTTTCTTTACTTGCTCACCAAATTCAAATGCACCAGTTGTTGCCGTTGTGCTTGCTTCCGTCAAACTTCCTTGACCTGTCAAACCGTTGATGAAAGAAGTTAAATTTGGAACGCCTGTTTCTAAAAGAAATGTAGAGAATTTTTCAACCAATGGCAACAATGCAACGCCTAGTGTTTCTTGTGCCTCACCTAGCGCAATTTTAATTCTGTCTATTTTTCCGCCGTAAGTGTCTGCTGCTTCTAGTGCAGCACCACCAAACTGTGTGTTTAATTCGCCGATAACTGTGTTAAAACTTTTGCCTGTCAATTCCGCTGCGCCATAACCAACACCTAATTTGGCCAACGCACCAGTGTTGCCGTCATAGGCTTTTGCCAATGCGTTTGTGACTGTTTCAAGAGGTTTGCCCGTTGCCGCACTAATGTCCAACGCGGTGTTGAGCAATGCTTGCGCCGCCGTTGTGTCGTTTGTGGACAAAACCAAACGACCCAATGCTGGGCGCAATTGATCATCAGCAACACCAGTTGCCAAAGATGTTTTTGTTATCTGAGCTTCAATTGCAGCAATTTGTAAATTAGTTGCACTAGTGGCAGCCGTTATTGCTGTTGCCAATTGTGTTTGTGCTTTTTCGTCAGCAATTGCAGCGTTAACTGAATCAGTGCCAATTTTGAGCGCAAGCGCACCTGCAGCAACGGCAGCCGCAGCAAATGCCGCACCAATGACTTTCCCAGTTTCAGTGACCTTTGTGCCAAACGTGGTCGTGTCAGTCTCAGCTGTTTTTAACGATTTGCTCAGATTGTCAACATCACCAAGAATCGTTAATTTGAGCGTGCGTGAACCGGCTGCCATTTTAATCGTACTTCTTGATTATGTCGGCAAAACCAGTTTCCCAGCGACTTAAAATCTCGGGCTGTTCAGCTCTCAATGTTGGATAGATAAACCATCCACGCGATCCACGGCCTTCACGACCTGACCACACCGGGAATTGCTTTTTTTTGTTAGATCCAAATTCAGCACCGCCCCACAATTGTTGAGTTGTGCCTCCGCCACTTAATCGTTGACTAACAAAACCAAATGACATTTCACCAATTTTTGATGACTTTGACACCTTTGAACCTTCTGCAATTTTGTCATCTAATCGATTACGAGTATTGCCAGCGGCAAGAATAATTTTGTTTTGCACATAGCTTGCCAATTCATTGCTGACTTTTTTTGCTTGGTCAATGCTTTCATCGTCCATTGCTTTAAATGATTTTGTTATGGCACGCAATTCGGTTTTGTCATAACTTATTGCCTCACTTGCCATTTTCTCGCCTCTCTAAAATTTCAATGACCGTCAAAATGTCCTCGGCACTTTCAAATTCGCTAGGTGGTAGCCCGGTTGCCAAAGCTACTTCCCAAACTATTCGACTAAGGCTTCCGACTGGGTAACTTTTGGGTTTGCCTCACCGACTAGAACTTCTGCAATTGTTTCAGTCCAAATATCGATTGGCTTGATTGGCTTACCAGCTGCTTCACGCTTCATGGCGTGATACGCAAGGAAAACCAAATCTGAAATGCCAATCTTTTCTTGTGCCTGTCCAATTGTGTTGCCTGTGTGCTTTTCCCACTTTACCCACTCCGGCGGTGCTGCCGTGTAAGTCGATTGTGTTCCGTCATTGTATTCGATAGTAATTGGTAGTTTCATGCTCCCGATCTCCTTTATTAACTAAATGTTGCTACTGGTGTTGTAATGCAGGTAAATTCAAGCGAAACAGTTTGTGCATCTGGTGCTGTGCCTCCAGCTGATGGCAAAATTGGCTGAACATCAAAAGCAAATGATGCGCCTGTGTCTGCCACTAATACAACAGGAAGTCCGGTGTTTGGTGCGCTTGTTGCAGCTGTCCAAAGTGCTTCGCACAATGATGATGCTGCGCCCCAATCGGCTAACATTTCGACTGCAAAACTTCCTTGCGTATCGGTCGTAAAATAACTTTTTCCATCCAAAGTTTGAAATGTGTTTATTGTGGAATCGACCGTTAAAGTCGCTGATGTAGCTTGAGCATCAAAATCATCACCATCAATTGTGAAAGTAATGTCTCTGCCGGTAATTATTGAAGTTGGCAATTTATTGTCTCCTTAGTCGGTGTAGTAGGTGCTAACTTGTAAATCGGCCGTAAGGTACTTACCGGCACCGACTTCCAATGGTTGGGGTGAACTTACATCGCCGACTGTATAACCTGCCGGCATTGTGCTGATGATGCTGATCATCAATTGTTCGAGATTGTCTAAAGCTGCGGCATTGCTGGAATAACCCACAACACCGGTTACATTAAAATTAATTTTGACTTTTGTTGTTGCACCATTGATCAAAAGGCTTTCAAGATACGGCGATCCCGGCACTAAACAAATGCTCGGTGATGTCATTGTTTCTGGAATACCGTTATACACATTGGCAGCAATTGTTGAAAGTGTTGTCTGCAATGGTGTGCGGATGTCGGCTTCAATGGTCATTGGCACATTGTTTCGACATCAAGAAATGGGCCTAAAAGCCCGATTACTCTGTTGCTAAGGCTGCGGCCTAAAACGAATGGGCTCGGCTGAAAATTATCCGACATGATTTGATTGCCGGGAGCTGTAATGCTTTGGAAAATCTCAACCGCTACAACCAAGATTGCATTTTCAATTGGCGGAGTGCTTGCGTAAAGCGATGCGGCTGATCCACCGGATAAGGTTGCCAATGCGGAAGGAATAAACGGCAATGGATAGTCTCGATCAGCCGCCGCTGTTGCAGCTGTAAATGTATAAGGTTCAATACGATCATCGGTGACTGTGTAGGTTGCGTTATAGGCTCCGGCCCCGGTTACTACAACAGATTGACCCGGCACAAAGTAATTTGGCCGCATTGTGGTGAAGTAAATGACGGAATCACTCACATTGGCAAAAGTCACCGATGATTGGTATTGCGTAAGTAAAGGCAAAATGGTTTGTTCGGCGGAATCTATAAAAGAATCCAATTGTGCATCCGAATACAAGGAAACCGAGACACCCAAAATTTGTCTAAGCTGTGCAGCTGTAACTATTGCAGGCATCTCGGTTCCTTTCGTATCGTTAGCGTTCGGGAGCGACCGCTACCGATTCTTGATTTTTATTCGGCTCAGGTCTGGTTCCAGCAAGCACCAAATGGAATCTTTGGAGCAATTGCGCCGTAACCATAATAAAGAATGTCAATGGTTCCATCGCTGTTGATGTTGGTGCGTAGGTTGAAGCGTGGACTTTCGTACCATGTCCATGCATCTGGATTAACAACAACCATTGAGAAGTCTCCGGTTGATGTTGTTGGCCCAGCGTTACCAATTGAGCGTGATACATAAAGATTAAGGCCCGGTGAAACTACACCGCGCAATGAATCTCCGCGTACATTTCCAGCTGCATTTGATGGCTGTGCTGCATTGTAAAGAGGTGCGCCATTGTCGTTGTAACCCATAATGTTTGTCCATTGTCCGGGTGATACAACAATGTTACGAGCAAATCCGAGTGATGATCCATAAACAGCACCGGCAGCTTGAGATGTGTATCCCAAGAATCCTGTCGCTGTATTTGCATTAACACCAGTTTGCTGACCTGCACCAGCAATTGTGCCAACCGCAAATTCATCAGTTACTTTTGCATAAGCAAATTCAAGGTTCTGTAAGAGAGCTGTGAGGTACTCCGGCCGCGACCTGTCGATGAGCTCGACCGTACTGATGGCACGACCTTTAAATGATTGAACAGGTACACTTAAAAATGTTGCTGTGAGGTTTGATTCTGTAACAGCTGCATTTTCTGCAATGTTAGCGACCGTTGGCACGCCAGTTACACGAGGAATCTCAAAAGTCATTCCAACGCTATCTAAAGTTTCGCGACTTAGTGCATCGATCATTCCGCGATCAGCGTTGGCCAATGCATTAACGATCTGTGTGCTTTGGGGGGTGGGGATCATGCCGGGAGCTGTCGAAGTCGTATTATCGGCGGCCTTGACGTATTGGCGAGAATCCTCATCGTGCAAAATTGTTGCTTTGAGGTAGTGCTCAAGGTATGAAACCTTATTGACGATTGGTGATCGTGGTGCTGTGTAGTAAGCAGGTCGTGATGATGCCTGCACAGGTTCGACTTCTGGAGCTGCTACCGGTTCAACGGCAGGAGCGACTGTTTCGGTAGTGTTGTCCACTTTGTCTCCTTCATTTGGGTTTGTTGTATCTGATACTTCTTGAGTTTCAGAATTTTCTGATGCTGCTACTTCCGAAACGCGTGCAGATCGCACGGCAGGTTCGGTGACAAGTGCAACGCCTACTAGCTGGCCATTTTTGACTTTCATTGTGCCATCTTTTTGCATTTCATAATCATCAACGGCTAATTCAATAGAAAAGCCATCGCGTAAGCCTTCCATTGCTTCAATCAATGCATCATTGCCAGCTGTTGTGTTGGCAATCTTAAATGTTGCTGTCATTTCCTTGTCATTAACAGACATGGCAACGCTTCGCCCAATCCTGCGAGTAATGTCATGCTCTAAGTTTAAAAATACATCACCTGGCTGAATTGATCCGCGAGCAAAAACAACTTTGCCTGTCGATGCATTTGCTTGCTCGTTAAATGCAACAATGCGACCGGTGATTGTCCGTGAGTCCGAATCAGCTGCCGTGATTTGCATCGGTGTTGTTAGCTTCATGAGATCATTTCCTCCATTTGTCTAATCTCCTCGGTGGTAATTGCACCGATTTCAAATAAAATCTTGTAAATTTCTGCACGCTCTTTTTCTGATCCGCGCAAATAGGCTTTAAGATCAAATTCAACGCGCTGTGTTGATGGCGTAAAATCTGGCATTGAAAGTCTGCTGCTCAAACTGTTCATAAGCGGCAAAAGTGAAAAGTCCAACAAAGTTTGACGCGCCGTACTGGCATTTGCATAAGTCATGGATGATCCAGTCGGCGCATCAATAAAGTAAGCCGGAATTCCCACGGCACGAGCTAATTCTGTGGCAATAATTTCGCGCGCGG